TTGGCAAACTCTGGATTGTGCGCCACAGCTTCCATGAAATTGTGTTGCTTCTTGCTCTTACTTGGCATTATCTTCCCGCTTGAATAAGCTGGTCAATCTTTGCTTCAAGGCGATTGAAGCGCTGGTCAATGTGGTCAGTAATGCGCTGAATTTCTGCTTGAGTAACGTAATCACGGGCTACCTCCTCGCGTGTAATGTTTAAAAGGCGCTCAACACGTTTAATGTCCTCGCCCATGTCTTTTACTTGGCCAAGCTTCTCCCGCATGAGGAAGCCAAATACTCCCAACACAATGGATAAAACCGCTGACCAAATAAGATGTGCGTCCATTAGCATTTCCAAGCCCGCAGACTTTTGTTAATCCTAGAGTTCGGGTCTTTCGCTGTTTTTGCGGATGTCAACTTCTTTTTCATCCCCTCCATTCGAGCGCAGAAAGAGTCTTTCCTTGATCCGCCTTCTGGTTGCGGCGGTTTCAAGTTCATCCCTTGCTTTTTCGCGGAGGCTCGGCCCTTGGCATTCAAGCCACCGCTGGGGTTCTTGCCTTCTTTGCGTTGCCATGCTGGTGACTTAGCCATTTACAACTTTCAATACCGGTGTGCAGTGCTCTTTTAGTAGCGGCTGCAGCACATCTTCTTCAAAGTTTCGTGTGAACTTTTCTTGTCCAACGTGAGGAAGACTGATTGATGGGTCAAGGAAAACCGTAAAACCATCTTCGGTTGCACGATCACAGAAAAGGTAATCTTCGCCGTAGTACTCGCCGTTCACAATCTTTAAATCAAAGATGGCGTGGTCTGTTCGGTTGTCAACATTGTTATCGTATGCCCACTCTGGATGGTTTGCAATCATTGTCTCGATAACATGGCGCTGGATCATCATGAATCCTGTGCCAATACGCTTCACGCGAAGCAGGCCGTTCTTATCAAACTCAAGAGCACCATTCTCATCGAGGTAGTAGTCTAGGAAGAATTTACGATCCATGCCACGGCGAGGATAGATGCCAGCTGTAATGTCTTTGTCAAGACTCAACGCCAACAAACGGAGTATTGCATCAGCTGTAACAACTACATCTGCATCAACAAACAAAAGTGTGTCTGCATCGGATTTTAGAAAGTCAGCAACCAAGCAGTTGCGGGCTTTTGTAATAAGGGAGCACCCCGAGAGGTGCGTGAGATAAAGCTTAATCCCCAACGGCTGAACCTTGACGGCCAGATTGGACAACGCAAAAGCCGAATCAATGTTCAGCTTTCCGTCGTAAGCTGGGATCGCAACCATTAGTTTGCGCCCAACTAGATTAATGCTCTTCTCTGTATCAGCCATAGAACACTGTAATGTGCGTATTAGCGCCAAGGAAAAGGCGTATACCGTAGTGAGCTAAAACACCCTCACCGGGGATTGGTACGCTGTATCCAGTTTGATTTGACGCGTCCAATTGAAGCAGTACGTCATTCCATACTGTTACATTTCCGCTTGCTGAGCCTGAGTTGGCAACAGTTACAGTAAACGTATTAGCATTAGCTACTGTTTGAACTTGATAGGGGTTATCTGTCAAATCCCAATCAAGGTAAGCCCAATCACCCACATTTAAACCGTGGGCGGTTGCGGTAATCGTTGCGGTGGTCGTGGTTCTTGCGTAAGTCCCGCTAACGCTAATGTTGTCCACCAAAACGGTGTATTCAGTAGCGCCAGAAAAAGGAAAAACAACCGCGCCTTTCAGTCTGGTTCTATAAGGAACCATCAGACCAGAAACGCCACCATGTTGCGATTTAACGTCTGTTTGCATACCCATAATTAATCTCCTTTAGAAACAGGGGCCGAAGCCCCCGAGATCAATTACTGTTGTTGAGCTGGTTGAGTTTGGTTACCGCTTGAATCACGCACAGCGTATGTGATGATGATTGTTGCAGCACCAGTAGTCAACGCAGTACCAGCCATTGTGTAGGTGATAAATACGTTGGTAGAACCTGTGTTCAACCATAATGCTGGGGTAGTTGCGTTAGCACCCAAGGTAACGCTACCAACATCGGTGATAGTTCCCGTGGTGGTGAAGTCTGTTCCGCCGTTAGATAGTTTAAGAGTTGTTGCCGCACTAAATACAGTGGTTGTAACAACTTTAATATCAACAATTTGTGATCCAGCCGGAATGGAAATTGCATTGCCAGTCAGAGTGCCAAAAACGACGTTCTTAGATTGAGAAACAACGGTACAGCCAGTGTTAACTGTAGTTGAGGCAGTAGTGCCAGTTGTGTTTTTAACAGTACCCAGTAACCACGGGCCTAAGTGAGTTGCGAATCCCATGAGGATCTCCTTTATGCACAAGTCCCTGTACCATCTGTGCATCGTCCACTAGGCTGGCTGGTACAGGTATAAATTCCTAGACTGGTTTGAATATACACGATTAAATGAATATTCACAATGTTCTAAACAAAAAAAGGGGGCTTGTGACCCCCTTTCTTATTTGCCCTATTAGGCGCCGGCAGAGCCGTACATGCCGAGAGGGTCAGACCAGCCGAAGCTGTAACGCTCGCGAGACTTGTAACGGACGTTACCAGTGTCAAAATCACCGTCCATAGACTGTGACAGGGGGGTACGCACAAAGTGCTTCATACCGTTAGGAACGTCTGTGGTCAAGAACCAAGCGTTTGTATCGGTCAAGAAGTGGTTAACAGCATATCCGTCAGGGATAGAGCCGTTGTTCTTCAATGCGTTGATATCGTTATCGGTAGTACCGACGCGCAACTCAGTCTCTAAGAGGCGAGTAGCAACGAACATCAATGATGGAGGAACGATCAGCTTCTTAGGCTTTGATGCGATCAACAGTCCACGCTCATCAGTCCACAAGGAGATCTGGATAACGGCGGCTTCCAAGGAAGTCTCGTTCAAATCAGCTGCGGTAGATGGGATGTTGCTGTTAACGCCACCAGTGATCAAGGGATGTGAAGCACTGAACAAAGGTACGCCGTCGCCGCCATAGTATTGAGCGGAGTTAGTAAAACCATTATTCAATGTTGCAGCAGCCTTAACTTGCTTGGTGTAAGCCATAGCACGGGCCAATGCCTTGGTGTAGCGAGCAGACAAGCTGTCGTACAAGTTGTCTTCGATGGCCTCTTCGGTCAGCGAGAAACCCAAAGCAATGGTTTCGTGGTTGTAGCGAGCTGTCCATGCCTCTTGAGCATTGTCATAAGCGATGGCTGAACCCTCGTTCTTGACAGGAGCTGCTGAGAAACCAGACAGTTTTGTTTCCTCTTCAAAGCTACGCTCAGATGTCTCTGTTTCGTAGATCTCTTTGTGCTCTTCGCCATATTTGGCGTACTCAAGGCCGAACAATGCATTAAGTCCGGGGAGCAACTCTTTAAGTAGTTGTGCGCGTGAAATTGCCATGATTTACTCCTTAAACACCAGTGGTGTTGTTATATTGGTGGGCGTTGATCTTCACCAACAACTCGCAGTAAACACCAGCAGCAGTTGCAGTCTGTTCAACAACGTCGATAACACGGATTGGTATAGTGGCAGTAGTACCAGCACCGGTCAATGTCACAGCAAAAGCTGAGTTGCCAGTAGTAGTAGAACCTGCGTTCAATACCAAAGCGACGTTAGAACCAACATCAGCACGGCTCGCAGTACCCATAGTTGTACCAGAGGTAACAACGGCCACTTTGAACAAAGCTTGTTGGTCATCCACAACGTAAGCGTAAGCTGGGTTAGTAGATGTAGAAGCCAATGCAGGAATGTATTGACCTTGTACGGTTTGACCAGACGAATTAACGTACTGACCACCCGTGCAAACACCAACAATAGTGCCAGCGTTAGTAGAGGTTGATTTAATCAAATAACCATCACTATTGATTTGAACGGTATCGCCATTAAAAACAGCGGTGCCGAAACCAGCAGCAATTGGAATTTGGCGAATTGCACCAGCATAGGGTTTACCATCAAGCGAGTTGATGGGCTCTAGGCCGTAAGGTGCCGAAACGGTAGGAAATGCCATTTAAGACTCCAATAAAAGATTACATACCTTTGCCAAAGCTAGTCGAGGATTTGTTCTCTCTAAAGAGAGGCATTCTCGGGTCACTCTGACGCATTAAGCTATTGTCAACAGCTTCGGCTTGAGCGTTGGCTTGTTTGGCGTAATGTGAATTACGCTGTTCCACCAGCTCTTCCGGAGTCTTGCAGAGCAATAACCCGCCAATTTCGATGTTGTCTTTGAATCGACTAGTCGGATCAGCTAGCAGTCTGAATTTTGGTTGCTCCTCTAGTGCTACTGGTTCCCAATGCTCTCTCAGTTTGGCTGAAAGGTTACGGGGGTCAGCTGCGCCTAAGTTTGAAACACGAATCCAACGATAACGGTACCCGGGTTCTTTATCTGGTTCTGGAAGAAGTTCTGCTGGCATCCACTGCTTAGGACGCTCTGCTATTACACGTTCTTCAAGTTCCCGAGGTTTTCTGTTTTCAGCCATTTAGGCCTCCAATTTAAGCATCTCCTTAGCATACTGCTCAGGAGTTAGGTTTAGTTTTTTAGCAATGTTGAGTTGACTTGTGTTCAACCTGACACGCTTTGAGGATGTGCTGCGGTTGGCTGGAGCCACTACCGAGCTGGGTCTTGTGCCACGGCTTTCGCTGGGCTTGTCGTTCTCAAATTTCTCTGGGAACCTGTGACGCATCGTTTCATCAATACGTCGGTAATACTCTTGTGAGGAAAGGACTACCCCTTCTTCTTTTAGTTGTTCGTGCATGGCCAAGGCCATACCTGTCATCAACTTGTCGGCTCCAAACCAAGTATTCTGTTTCTGCCAAGCTACTGCTGAGTTATCAACAGGTACTCGTTCTTGTTGCCTTGTGGGCGTTTGTACCTCAAACTCTTCGGTTTGTAAAGGCGCGTGCCGGTAATTCTTAACTTTGTCGCGTTTTATCGACGCTTCGGTTAATTTCTCCTGAGCTTCCATCACTTTTTCGGTGTCCCCAGAGTCATAAGCCTCTCGGTAAGCCCGTTTTGCCGCCTCAAGTTCCAAGTCAACTGCGCGCTGGATAGACGATAGGACGTTCTTTTCACTGTCGTTCAGGGTAGATTTGAGGCGTTTGTTCTCCTCAATTACCCTTTTAGCCAGCTCAATAGCCTCGTCTTGTTCGCGTCTAGCGGCATCTTTTTCCCGACGCTCGTCATGCGCCAGCTTCTTCATCTGAATTAGCTTCTTCTTGACCTTGGTCGAGTAGTCTTCTAATTCATCGTTGTAGAGCTCTTCTCTAACTTCCTCTGGAAGCGGGTCTTTGTTCCGGTCTTCCGTGGGGGTGTCGTCTTCGATTTCGAGTTCTATCTCGTCATCTACTTTGTCTTCGTCTTTTTCATCGGGAAATTTGTATTCGTCTAGCATTTCTGCTCCTTATTTGCGCCGAATTCCGCGTGGATCATCAACAGTACCTTCAACCGAATCATCATTGATCATTCGGAATTCTTTACCATGGATAACCAGTCGGCTGCCAGCATTGGGTCTAATCAAAACAAAGTCACCAACTTTGCAGTAAGGGCCTGTCGGGAAACGACTTGCATCCTTGTAGCAATCTGGCCCCATGGCAACCACAAATAGCACGGTTGTTAGGGTTTCCTCAATCATGATAGTTTCGTCAGCTTTGAGAATGCCGCTTTCAAACTCTTTGTCTTGCTCTGGAATGGCGCACAGAATGCGGTATCCAGATGGGGTTGGGAGTTGTTTGGCTTTCTCTTCTTCTGTTTTGTGCAATATTCCAGTTAGGTCAATTGCTTTCAGTAAATCTACTGATTCACTCGTCATCGTCATCTTGTTTCAATCTTTCGTGTAGGTCTTGGATGAAGGAACGCGCGGTGAGAAGACCTTTAATCTCTCCGCACATCTTTTTGTACTCCGCAAAGTCATTGGCATTTCCATCTGCCATGGCTTCTTGAAGTTGCAAAATCTTGTCATTGACCTTGCCGGTCAAGTGTTCTAGGTACTTGTCAATCATTGATTAACCTTTCGTTGCGCCTCTCTTTGCACGGCCAACTGGGCATTTGTCTTGGCGGCGTCTACACCAAGGCGTAGGCGCTCCAGACCGGCGGCTTGACTCTGTGAGTTGTCATGCTTTTGGGTATCGGCTTGGATACGCAAGAGATCGACTTCCTTCTGGTTCGCAATACGAGTGGACTCGTTGGCGATTTGGGCTTGCTTGGCTTGAGCTTCGGCCATGACCTTTTGCTCTTTGATGCCAACATCTTTTTCCTTGATGGCCAATTCCTTTTGTTGCATCTGAACAAGTGGATCTTGTGCCAACTGCTGGTTCTTCTGTTGTGCTGCCTCGGCTTTGTTTTCGTCGAGTAGCTGTTTGCTGGCTTGAGCGATAAGCTTGGACAGCTCGTTTTCCACTTCGGCAGGGAGGTGTTTTCCGGGCTCTGGGAGGGTAACCCCCATCTGCTTTTCGATCTCGTTGCGGTAGTGGAAGCCCAAATGCTCGGCAATATGGGCCTGTAATGACGCCATGATTTTGCTGGCCTGCGGGTTTTGGCCAATCGTTTGCATGATGTTTGGATCCTGCAGGAAAGCTTGATGCACAGCAATGTGCGCGTCTTGATCCTGAGTGATAAAAGCCTTCATAGGTTTACCCTTGAGTGCGTTCATGTTCTCTGAGACTGGATCAATTGGTCGCTCGTCGTCCTCTAGTGGGACTAACTTCTGCGCGTTCTTAATACCCAACACATCTAGCATCTGGCGATGCAGCTGGGGAAGGTCATAGATCTGTGGAGCTTGCTGCGCCAGCTGGATCACCGCTTGGTACTGAACAATCTTCTGCGCCATGGTCGCGGCGTTTGGATCGCTCACTGGGATGACGTCTACTAGGTCATAGTCAGACTGCTTGGCGGTTTTCTTGCCTTCGACTGGCTCATAAGAGTAATCAGGCGGTGTGTAGTCGCGGATGATGTCTCTTAATAGGCAGAGTTCTTGTTTGAATGAGTAGTGAATGCGCGCTTGTACGGCAGTCATCACTTTCAAAGAGCGCTCTAAGATTGCAAGGGTTGTCCCAACGGGTGAGTTGGCAGACATATCGGCAACTTGAATGTCAGCGGCCGAGGCAAAGCGTCTTCCCTCTTCTACGATCTTGTCGAGTAGCGTAGCAAGGACTTGGCTTGGCTCTTTGTAAGGCAAGGCCATGATGTTGTCTTTGATTGCCCCGCTTGGAACGTCAACATCTCTCCACTCGCCCGGCCCAATTGGAGTGTCGTCTCCCTTAGTGCGTAGGCCACGGGTTTTGAAGCCGCCGGGTAGGTTGGATAAAGTTCCAGCATCGACCAACTGTCTCAGAATAGAGGTTCCCGATTTGGCAAACGCTCCAACTAGGTGGATTAAGCCAAAACAGTAGAAACCAAAGCCCGGAACGTAGCCATAGTGGACGTAATGCTGGCGCTTTGCGTACTTTTTGTCTTCTGGACGCCAGTTTCTGCGGATAGCCAGACATTTTTGGCTTCCTTTTTCGACTGTAACAATATACGGCAGTGCAATACCTGTTGGGTTGCCGTCTTCGTCTTTGTGTTCGTAGCCTTCTAGGTCTAAGTTCACATTCATCTCAAGGATTTTGTACCTGTCGTCCGAGGTAGCCTTAAATCCCATCTTTTCGGCAATCTTTTTCTCTACTTCGTCAAGCATATTCTCTGGTTCACCCAGATCAATGTCTAAATAAAAGCCGTCTACTTGTAGTTTTCGTAAATCGTTCTCTGTTTTACGCATAACGTGGGTTACGCGCTCAGAAGTTTCGATATCAGAAGCGCCATAAGGGACGACTATGTCTTCGGCCGGCACAAAAATAGACGTCTGACGGTCTTTTGCGGGGTCAAAGTAGACTTTTTTGAACGCATTTCCTGACAAACCCAAGCCCCACAGCATTCTTTCGTGCTCTGGGCGGAACTCTGTCATGCGATCTGTGAGCTCGTAGTTCATATCGTCTTGAACTCGGGTCGCAGCGTCCTTCTTTTCCTGAGTTTCTTTGCCAACGATCTGAGTTTTCACTGGCCCAGCTGCTGGGAATGTGCTCATCATGATCTCAGCTTGGAACTTAACCAGAGCTTCGGAGAGTAAGGGGTGGTAAACACCGCAAGCGCCAATCCATGGGTCAGCTCTTTCCTCTATCTTCATTCCTAGAAGTTCTAGACCATCGACGTAAGTCTGCATCCAGTCTTTTCTGGAAGAGACGTCGTCTTCAAAATCAGAGATTAAGTCTTGGACAATGTTGGCAACAACATCATCGGGAAGAGTCTCGGCAAGGTTTTCGTCAAAGTCCTCTATCTCGTCGCTTCCTCCTAGAGTAATCTCCATATCACCTAATGTGATACTGAGTTCTTCGGGGTCAACAACTTCAATCTCAATATCAGGCTCGCCTGCATCTAAAGATTCCAAGCCTTCCGGCGCTTCATATAGACTTTTTTCAATCATGATCGTCCTTAGTAATATGCCATCTTGCGCCTGAATCTGAGAGGCTCATCTTCCTCGTCAGTATTCAAACGTAAAAAACCACCCTTCCTGAATCTGATAAGAGCTTGGGTAGTAGAGTCAACTAAGTCGTCGTGGTCTGAATTTGGAAATGCTGCCATCTCTTCTATCAGCTCATCAGCCCATCTTGTAGACGGAGCCCACACCTTACCGCTCGCAAATAAGTCAGATACAGAATTGATCCTCACCATCTTATCATTCCCTCTGCTAGGAGTAAATTCAGATACTGGGATCCCCATAGCCCTCAACTCAAAAATAAGAGGCGCGCCAGAAGCTTTGGCTTCAACGATAAAGGCGTCTGGCTCCCACTCTTTGTAGTGGTTGAACGCTTTTTCCTTTAGCTCAGGGAACTCCATCCTCTTCTTGAACGCATCCAACAGGATCACGTTTGGGTCATTGGGGTTCTCGTTTTTATAGAACACCCCCCAAGTCGTACAGGCTGAGTAGTCGCTTCTTTCGGACTTAGTAAACGCCGTGTCCCAGCTCTGGATGATGAACTCACATACGGGAGGGCGGTCTGGCTCCCATATCTTCCACCACTCTCTCTTGATGATCGCGCCCTCTTCAGAGGTTGGACTCTGTTGGTACTGGGCGTTCCATTTACCTGCGGGTAGTTCTGAGCGTAGAGCTTCAAGTTCCTGCAATGACCAGAACTCTGGCCAGAGAGGATTCCCACTCGGAAGGATCGCGGGAAAGTCTATAACCTCCCAGTCGTCGTTACCTTCTTTATCGACAGAAGATTGGATGATGCGGCCTGTCAGATCTTTCTTTGACCAGCGCGTCATAACTACGACGATGGAGCCTCCGGGCTGCAGACGCTGGCGAGGGCCAGACGTATACCACTCGTAGACTTTGTCAAAAATCTCTGGGCTTGTAGCTGCTAACGCGGCTTCTTGTTCTGAGTGGGGATCATCAATAATGAGTAGATCAGCGCCCTTACCAGTAACAGTACCCCCAACACCAATAGCAAAATACTCGCCACCAGCATTAGTAGCCCAACGACCAGCAGCCTTACTATCAGATCGAAGATTGACATTTGGGAATATCCTTGAATAGGGTTCTGAGTCCACTAAGTTTCTGACCTTACGCCCGAAACCCACTGCAAGTTCCGCTGTATTAGAAGTCTGGATAATCTTCTTACCGGGGTACTTCCCTAAGAACCACGCGGGCAAAAGAAAGGAGGCAAACTCAGACTTTGTATGCCGAGGAGGCATGTTAATGATCAGGCGTTTTATTTTTCCTTCTGCGATCTCTTGGAACTTTTTCGCCATCACCTTGTGGTGACGCCCGTCAATGAACCCCGGCCACATCTCTTTGACAAACTTATTGAAGTCAATCTGAGCTTTCTCTCTCTTTAGGGAGGCCTCGTATTCAGCCAAAGACTCAAAGAAAGCCTCTTGCTCATTTATAGGAAGCTTAGAGATCTTCTCTGTAATCGCGTCGATATTCATTTGCCGCAGGGGCCTAAAGCCTCTAGGTATTGTTCATCAGTGGGCATGATGACTACTTCGCTCTGAGTCTCGATCCATACATGCGCTCCACAGGACAGTGGCTTCTCTGGTGAGTAGACAATCTTGCTCGGGCCTAAGACGCTCACCTCATGGGCGTACCTGTTGTCCTTATAAGTCTTCACAGTCAGGACGGGCTCATTCACCCCGTTCTTCCTGTTGGACTTTATAACGTGCTGATTCACATGGATGATTGTCTTCATGAGAGACTTCTGAACTTTACATAGCTAGGACGAATAGACCGCGCGCTTTTAGCTAGTCTTTTACACGCACCCATCTCTACTAGCTTCTTCATAGTCCTGTGGACATTACCCCTACCCTTATCCCCAGTCATAAACATAACGTCATCCACAGTCGGGCCGTAACCAAACTTTTTCCACCATTCGTCTATAACTAAATATATAGTTCTCTGTTTCTCAGTCATATCATTCACTTGTAATACTTTTAGGATGGAACAAGTTCCAATTTCAATGTTTCCAAACAATCACGGGCGTTCTCTCCCCCATATAAGCACCTTCGATATTAAACTCAATGTACTCAATAGCCTCGAACTGCTCCATACCATCGCGCTCCATAAGGATGTCAACTATCCCATCGCCGCTATAGACAAGCACATCCACCCTAGTGTTATCTCTCCATATACAGGCAGTACCAATAGCAGCTTCATCAAAGCCATCTATCTTCAATAGGTCGGAATCTAGCTCATCAAAATCAATCATGTGTTTCTCCAAAAATATGCCCCCACCCCTTTTGTCTCAGAAAACATAAGGGGGCCTATTCCATATCCTCGAACTTCTCTGTAGTCTGGCCAATATCAGAGGCATCCCCCCGAAAGCTTTTTTCTGAAAATTTCTGTGATCGATTGTCTGGAATAGTATGTGAACCAGACACCCACGCGGGCGCGTCGATTTGGGGGTCTGCCCCCTCGGTGGGGTCGCTGGGATCGGCAATCGTAGGAGCTGGCGCTGGTGCAAGTTCCGCTAGCAATGACTGCGCGCTATCATCATCGATGGCTTTAGCCTCTACATCAATGGTAGATCCAAGCGTTGCCAGTAACCGCGCTCTGATATCTGTGCTCCGATTGACTGTCGTGATCTCCTTGCGCTCCACGAATGCGCCTACTTCGTACAGTTGGCCTAACAGGCGTAAGCACTGCACTCTTGCGCTAGGTGGGAAGTCGTCGTCTAAGCTGTGTTGCACCAGCTGTTGCACCAGCAAGGCCTTCAATTGACTAGGAGTTCTATGTTTCTCTGCCTCTATTGCCAGCTTATACGCCTCGACTTCCGTTTGTATTCGGGTATCGCGAGACAGGCGACAAGCATTGTCCCCTTGGGTCTTTACACTTCCCTTAGTGTTATAGCTCTCTCTGTAGCTCTGTGCCTTAGTCTTACCTAGTGCGAGATTGCGGGCGAATTCCCTTTGCTTACTGGTTAAGTTGGCTTTCTTGTTAGCTCCGCTACTTAGTAGAGTCTCTATTGGGATCTGTTCTAACCCTTCTTTAATCTGCGCGCGCGTTAGCTTTTGTGGCATTGTGTTTCCATAGGTATATCTGAGGAATAACCACAAGCATAGCTAAACCCGCGCTCGAATGCAAAGCACCCTTACATTTGCCAGCTGTGCCAGTCTATGTATCTGTAACTACTGGACACACTCATGATCTATCTAATCTTCACCCTTGGCTTTGTATCCTTCGCGCTCTGTGCT